GTACTCCTTTAATAGATGCTGATGCTATTTGAATGTTTCTTCCATTACCATCACCAATCCATAAGAAATCTTCTTCTAATGGTGCTTCGAATGAACCTGTTATTGTTACACTACCAGTAAACTCTTGCACATCATCTAAACTATCACCAAACTTATTTGAACCTGATGTATAAAGAATAGAAGAAGAATCAATGTAAAGTGTTCTAGCGGTTAAATCACCATCTACGAATAAATCACCTCTTACGATTTGATTACCCTCAAATGTGTTACTACCAGTAGTTGCTAAACCATCTACTGTTATTGTAGCAGTAGTACCACTATATGTAGCTTCAATACTATCACCTTCAAAGTTTAAAGTAAATGCCGTACCAATGTTTGTACCATCATTCTCTACTGCAATACCACTACCAGTAGTAAGTGCATCTATCTGAGTTTGTAATGAACCTGTTTCGGTTTCTAAGGATTGTACTCTACTATCGTTTGAACCAGTGTATGTATTAAGAGCTGCTTCTGAAGTTTCTAATGTATCAACCCTACTATCGTTAGATGAAGTATAAGCTGCGAATTCAACTTCACTTACAAAGGTATCATCCAATGAGGAAGAGAATTCTTCTAATACAGTTACTCTATTAGATATAGATGCTGAATCAGCGTTTGCTGATGATGTGTATGCTGCGAATTCAACTTCACTTACGAAATCATCATCTAAGGAAGATGAGTAATCTAAGAATGATTGAGAAAGAATTTCAATTGATTCTGAGTTAGCTGTTACCCTATCATCTAATGCATCTATCTCAGCTTGAGTAGATAGTGAGGTAATCATATCCTCATTGAATCCTCTTAAACCTTCAGCGGTTATGAATCCTGTGTTGTTGTTAGGGAAGTTCTGGTCGTTCTCTAACCTTAATTGGTCTTTAGTTAATGCCATAATTAGTAATCGTATATTTCTTTAGTATCAAATGCGGTTGAGAACGCAGAAGAGAATGCTCCTCTTTCTAGTCCTGCTCTTTCAGTTTGTCCAATTCCTTGGTTTATTAAGTAACCATCACAACACTCTTTAGAGTATGTGGCTTTATCTTTACATAGACAACCTCTACGTGAGTTTTTAGGAGATGACAAACCTTTGGTAGCACCTATAAAGATACCTCCCTTAGTTCCTTCTCTCCACCCTGCTCTCTTCCAAGCTGCATTTCTTCTAGCCATAATAAGTTATTTCTTATTACTTTAACAAACAAAGAGTAAGATGTATTTATCCCTTTTGTTTTGCAATCTCTCTTTGTAGTAATGATTGGAGCTGATTATAATCTGCTTGGTAACTAAGGAATAGTAAACACTCCTCTAATGGGCGGCTAATGATATCATCGAACTGGGAGAAATCATTTCCCGAAAGTTGAACAACTGTTTGATAACTGCCCCATTTCTTTCCAAAATTGACTTGATAGCTGGTGGGACTTCCTCCTCCTTCGAAGAGCTCAGGGTATCGTTCACCAATTCCGCTAAGGTACGAAGAAAAAAAAACATGGTTCCAAAGTGTACATCCATTCCAACTGAATCAAATAACTCAGGCTGTGTTTTCTTACTATCATATGATTCTATCTCATACATATTTAAAGTCTTAGATGTAACGGGTCTATACAATACACTCATTATCTTATTCCAATTCTTATCAATCGTTATGTTCTCATACTTAGTAATATCCAAATAACCACCATAAGCCATCTTAGAAAGATTAGGCTCGAATCCATATTCCTTTCCATTAACCTTAATGATTCTTTGTAAGTCATAATTAGCATCACCCATAAACCCTCTAAGGTCTGTTTTAATGGATGTTAATATGTTTGTGGGTAGTTTAGGTATTAAGCCAGGTTCAACCCCACACAAGTGATATAAGAGAGTTGCTACATAAGCTATCTCATCATCCGTTCCATAGGCAACTAAATCTTTTTGAAGTTTTAAATAGTTTTCTAAGTTAACTGCGCTCCAACTTTGTGGAACAACGATATCTAATTGTTTTTTCATATTACTTTTTTATTAATGTAGGTAGTTTTAATGTAGCTGTTTCTACAACAGTTTGTTTTGTATGTGATGCTCTTTGATGGAACTCTGATAACTTCTTACCAGCATTACTTAGTTGTTGTTGTAATTGAAGTATGTAACCTCGTTGGTCTTTACTAAGTTGTTCCAATTGTTGTATGTACTGAGCCATCTCAACTATCTCTTCTTTACTTATATTATCTATTGTTACTTCTTTCATAATTTATCTTAGTGATATGGTGTAGGTACCATAATTCTTTTTCTTAGTTGATAAGAACCAACTAGCTACATATCTTGCAGCATCGATACCGTGGTCTGGATATCTACCATCAGGCTTGTTAGTTAACTTCTCATTCTTATCCTTTTCCCAAACGTAACCATAGAACTCATCTATTAGGTTGCTTGATTTCTTTGTAATGAATATACGATGTTGTTTCATTGTATCTATACCAGTCATTATACTATCAGGTCCTTTCACACAAGGTTTAATGTTGATACCACCACTTCTAAATATCTCATCAATCAAACGTGGGTCAGATGAATCTGCTATTACCTGTCCATTTCCAAAATGATTATAAGCGGCTTTAATCATCTTTGCTAACTCATTGGATAGTAAACCTTTCATATAACATACTTCATCAAATAAGATACCCTCATCGGTTCTAAACAATGCTATAAGAGCAGAAGGGTCATTCGTAAAGCCAAAATCTAAGCCATATCCTAATAGTTCAGCGTTCTCAGGTATATAATCAATAACACTTACGTTATCAAATACTAAGCCATCAATAACTCCAACTTTACCTTCACCATATATTTTCCAATAAGAAGGTGATGTAGTTCTTAGCAATTCTATTTCTCTTACTAAGGTATCATCTAAGAATGGGTTATCATTGTATGTACTAATAAATGTTTGTGATTCTGGGTGAGTAGCTAATTGAGAAAATATCCAATGCGATGCTGGTATGTTAGGGTTGAATGCTACTATTATCTTTGTAGTTGTTCTAATAGATAACTGAAAGTAATCTTCATAATTTAATTCTGTAATCTCATCTATGAATAAGTAATCTCTTTTAGAACCTTTTCTTCTTTCACCATCTTGTATTGATAGGAATTCTATTATTGAACCATTAGAAAACATATATGAATTTTCACTTGCTCTCCAACTTTCTTCATCCCAAAGGTCCAACTCCTTCATAATTCCTTTAAAGTCTCTTAGCGTTGAGATACGTAAGGATGGGAAGGACTTACGTACTATACTAATCATTAGGTTAGGTTCTTCTAACGCTTTAACAATTAAATATTGTACAGCTGAATAAGATTTACCACTTCTAGTTCCTCCTTGAAGGATTGAAATACGTGGTCCGTTAATTATATCAGTAAACGTTTTACTCGTTCGTATATTCAGTTGCATCGATTTCAATTTGTTTTTGTACTATCTCTACTTTGATTTGTTCTACCTTATGTGATATCTCACCTGATACTTGCATATCAACTGCTTTCAACTTAGGTACAACAAACTCTAACAACTTCAAATATAACTTAGCAGCTTCTATTGGATTAGATTTCCTTATCTTCTCTAAATCCTCATTGATGTTGTTTAATCCTTTATCTGCTATCCTAGCCAAAGTAAGCTTGGCCATCTCAGTAGTTCTATTAACACTACCTTTCTTTCTTCCTCCAAGCTTGTTACCTTTTTCAAATTTAGCCATAATTCGTATCTCCTCCGTTATTTAATCGGTATATACATATATAACAAGCTACTATTCTTTTGTATTGAAATGGAATGTAGCTAATTCTCTAAACTGTTCTTCACTCATTTTGTTTTCTCCTAATGTTTCCATATTGATTTGATACTTTCCATTGTTAGCTACATACCTAACAATTACTTCGTTATCCTTTGTGTGATTGGTTATCTTAATTTTCATCTACCTATATTTTAAATACATTTTAAAAGCTTTATTTAACCTACAACCTTCGTCATCACATAACTCATCATCGCATTCATTATATCTGAACTTATCATCTTTATTATTTAATATGTCAAAT